GCGGCGAACCATGAACCGATTGCAGAAAAAATTGTGGTTATTGCGTTCCATGCTTCCGTAAATCGGTCACTGAACCACTGACCCACGCCCTGGAATACGGCAACAATGCTATTCCAAATATTGGTAAATAATGTTTTTACATTTACGCCGAACCCCTCTAAAAATCCGATTATGAAATTTATAACCGCCTGGATGATGTTTTTTACAAACGATATTGCACTATTAAACGCACCTTGCAGATACGAAAAGAAACCGTCAAAATCTCCATGTAATAACGCTATAATGGCATTTATGATATTGGTAACAAAATCAATCACATTTTGGATTGCTGCAATTATCGGTGCTGCTGCATTGATAACCCCATTTACAATACTTGCTATGTATGTAAGAACAAATTCAAATACGGGTTTTAATGCAGCCATGAGGTTAATAAACGCTTGCTTTAGGCTCTCCAAAAGCGGTTGTATGGTTGTCCACATCTGCGAAAAGGCATCCTTTACCTTTCCTATGGTCCCGTCCACTTTCTCTTTAAATTCATCATTCGTTTTATATAAAGCAATGAACCCGGCGGCAAGTGCCGCTATAATAGCAATCACTATTCCAACCGGTCCCGTGAGTGCTGATAAAACACCACTCATTTCGCCTATTTTGCTTGTTAATCCCGTTACGGTTTTTATTACCCCGGATATTCCCGTTGACATTTTCCCAAATATGATTAAAGCCGGGCCGATAGCCGCAACAATCATTCCGATTTTTACAATCATCTGCTTTGTGTTGTCGTCCAGGTTTTTAAACCATGTTGTAAACTCTTTTACCTTGTTCACAACCTTATCAATTGTTGGCTGCAATGTGGTTAAAATGGAACTTCCCAGGTCTTCCCCGGCAAGTTTCAAATTGTTCATTGCTACGGCTGCATCATCCCACGGGTCTAATGTGGTTTCAAATGTGTCACTTACCACATCCCCATAGTCTGATAAAGCACCGCTTAAATCGTCTACGGATAAACGCCCCTCACGGATTGCCTGGGTCATTTCCGCCGCACCTTTCTTTCCGAAAAGGTCGGATGCAATGGTTAAGGCTTCCGTTTCTGTCTTTGCGTTTTTAATGTTATCTATTGTTTCGGTCAATGCTTCGTCTGCACTCTTGCCGTCTGCCGTTGCGTTCTGAACCGCTTTTTTCATTCCGGCAAGTGCGGTTGAAACATCAACGCCGCTTGCTTCCATTTGTGCAAGTAAATTAACGGATGATGTTAAATCAAGCCCCATTTCTTTAAGGCTTGCACCGTTGGTTGTAAGTGCGGTTTCCAATGTTTCCATTGAAATACCCGTGTCCTGGCCCGCTTTTGTCATAAGCCCCAACACATTTTTTGTCTGTGAAGCATCAACGCCGAATTTTGTCATAATACTGTCCACGCTATCAATAGCCGTGTTTAAATCCGTTCCGTTGATGTTTGCAAATTTAATAAATTCTTTTGAAAGATTTTCTAACTCTGTCCCGGTTGCCCCGAACCTTGTATTTACTTCTCCAACCGCTACGCCCACATCATCCATTGTAGTTGACATATCTGAAAATACATTGTCCGCTACTGTCGTAAGGCTTTCCAGGGCTTCCCCGGTTGCTCCCGTCTTGGTAATAATGGTGTCATAGCCGTTATCTAATTCCATAGATGCAGCAACCCCGGCTGCCCCTAATGCGGTTATTCCAGCCGTTACGGGCATCATCTTTTCCCCGGCTTTAGTTGCCTTATCCCCTACCGTTCCGAAAGCATCCCCCACCTTTGCAAGCGTTGAATTGCTCGCCTTTGCTTGCTCTTCCAGGTTTTTAAGTTCTGCTTCCGTTGCGATTACTTCACGTTTGATTGCTCGGTACTGTTCCTCGGATGCTTCGCCGTTTTTAAACTGCTGCTCCACCTGGGCTTCTGCCGTTTTTAATACATCTAATTTATCTTTGGTTTCGCCTACCGCCTTTGTAAGCAACTGTTGTTTCTGTGCTAAAAGTTCGGTATTCTTGGGGTCTAATTTCAAGCCCTTTTTAACCTCTTTTAACTCATTCTTGGTACTTTTGAGGTTCTTACTCACTCCTTGCAAGGCATCTTGTAATTTGTCTGTCTTTCCGTCAATTTCAATAGTAATACCCCTGATGTTGTTAGCCACTTGACTTTCCCCCTTTCTTTCCAAATCTTTCTCTTAATCCCTCACGGTCCGGTTTTGTCTGCTCCATACGGAAGCAATCTTTTAAATATTTCCGTCCCTCTTCGGTTTGTGAATTTTCAAAAATCATTGCTTCCCGTAAGAAGAAAAGGTAAATATCTATTTCCATTTCCTGGACTTCGTAAATATTGATATGGCAATAGTCCATAACCAATTTTTCCGGGCGTGTAAGGATTGTATACGGGATTTCGCCCTTTTTATCCTGGCGTGGATAATAGGGCATTTTTAGTTTGGGTTTGCTTTTAATTCATCCACAAACTCCATGTATGCGTTAAGGATTGCCATACACTCTTCAATGTCGTAACTCTCTACCTCTTCGGCTGAAACTTTCACATTTCCCATATTATTGTTTAATACTGCTGCCACAAGGTTATAAATGGTTGATGTATCGGCATCCTCGCCCGTTCCGTTGGCTTCCACATCCTTTATTGCTTCAAAAACGCCCTTTTGCGGCATACGGACAATAATTTTTTTGCCCTTTTCAACCACATTTCCGTTTTCATCCTTTTTATCTTTCAGAGTAAACGGCCAAAAGGTACGTTTAATTTTGTTCATGTTAAATTCTTTTACTGCCATGTTGTGTTCCTCTCTTTCATGCAATAAGGCGGCTCGATTTTTCAACCGGCCGCCCGTTCTTATCGTTGGCCCGTGTTTTGGCTACTCTGTTTTGTCAATATCCTCTGTGTAAAGGATTAAAGTACCCTCTTTGTCCATAGGCTGTGCTTTAAATTCTGCATCAATAACGGTTTCGCTATCCTTTGCAAAGGCAATCGTAAAACCGGCCTGGTTATTACCAACAATCGTTACACGGATATTTCCGTCCTGGGTATCTTTATGGACAAATCGCAAAAGGTATTTCTTACCCGTTGCGTTTCCGATACCGCCAATTTTGACCGTTCTAATTCCCTTTGCCTTATCTTCTGTCACTCTTGCGGTCTGACATAACTTTTCAAGCGTTGTTCCGCACCATGTCATAATTCCGCTTTTAAGGGTGGCTTCCTCTTCCGTAATAATTACTTTGGAAACTTTACCCATATCGTCTTTTGCTTCGTAAAACTCCGGTGCATACTCAATTTCCGCACCGCCCTTAATATGCCCCAGGCGGTTATCTTCTGTTTCAATCGCCGCATCATCCGGGATTGCTTCGTTTGTTCCCTGGAAGTCTGTACAATACAAATCTCCGCTACCTAAAACAATGCTTTCTTTGTCCATTCTTATTTCCTCGCTTTCCTCAATAATCCCGTGACTTCGTAGGCCGTTTGAAAACATTCCTCACTATCCACATAAGCCACAAATTTAACATAGTCCACATCATGTAAAACCTCGTTTTCAATCCGTGTTCTGATTTCTTCCGCCGCTTCATCATCTGCAACGGTGTAAAGTTCCAATTGCCAATCATCCGCCATTAGATTATTTGGTCTACTATCCGCCCCGGCGGTTGCTTCCCGTGGCAAAAGGTAAACCATGTAAGGTAATGGCGGCACGGGGTTTTCTAAAGTCCCCTCAAAGGCGTTTTTTGTTATGGGTAGTCCCAGACTTTCCGCCCTCTCTGTTAATACTGCTGCCGTTGCCATTTTTACCCCCTTAATTTGCTTTCAATCTTGCTTGCCACTATTTCCCCTATTTGGTCATTTAGTGGTGCAATATGGCTAAATGCTTTTGCTCTTCCGCCGTTTCTGCTTTGGTGTCCATATTCCAAAAGGTGGGTTAACTGAAAATGGTCTTTGTTGTAAACCGTGTATCCTTGTATTTGCACTACTGATTTTTTCTTTTCACGTTGTCCGGCGGTCCAATCCTTGGCGTATGCTCCCGTTCTATTCTTATATGGTCCCCCGTTTTTAAGCGTTTTTGCCGCTTCTTTTGCTGCTTCTTTAATGCTTTCATTGGTTACACGCACCACTTCCACGTTGTAATCTTCTAACGCTTTTTTTATTTCTTCGTCCAGGCTATCAAGTGAAACTTTCAACCTTTCCCCACCCTTTCCGCAATATACAACTCTGTTTTTCCGTTGCTCTTCGGTCCGTAGGTTCTATATACTGCATAACGCTTTCCGTCTATGGAAACTTCCGTTTGCCCGTCATATTCAAAGTCCCAAACTTCCAATTGTGATGTTGCTTTATAACCCAATTGCCCGGCGGCTGCGAACTCGTCACGCCCCACCGGCTTAATTGATGCTATTACTTCCGTTTCCTGGTATTCTGTTTGGTTCTTTTTAATCAATAGTTTTATTGGCTTCTCTATGATACCCACCGCCTTTTATCTTGGTACACATTGCATTATAGGATGCAAGTAACTGTGTCTGATTATCCGGGCTTCCAAAATTAGCGTGACAATATAACAAAACGGCTTCAATGATTAAGGGGTCTTTTATGTCTGCTTCATCCAAATAGGAACTATGCACACCGATACGTTTTAAGTCTGCAAGGGCAACTTCTACAAGCTGCCCCACATCTTCATCCAACATATCACTTGATGTTTTTCTAATTCTCAATTTGGCTTTCGCAATCAATTGTTCCTTTGTCATGCTTTAGCCGCCTTTCTCTTACGCTGACGGGTTCTTTACACGGATAAAGCCGTTTCTTGCAACAACATTTCCGCCCATGAATACGCTTGCCTTATAAGCAATCTGACCCTGTTTAAACTTGTACTCTGTTGATTTCTGTGCATCAATATCAGAGAATACGGCAACTTCGTAATTGGATAACGGACCGTAAGCCATGCAATAAGCATCTTTTGTTCCGCCGATTTCTGTACAAGCGGAATTGATGATATAAGGCACTTCGTCAATTGTTCCGGTATTGCCGTGGTTTACGATTGTGTAAACCTTTCTGCCCTGCTTATCTCTCAACTTTGCAAACTTCTTTAAGTCTTTCTTGTTGAGGATTAACACGGCCATATCTTCCACCTCTTCATCCCCACCGAATGAATAAATAATTTCATCCAGGGTATCATCCGCAACCGCCGTAATGGTTGTAATGTCCGTTGTGCGGTCGATAATATCATTTGCCGAATTTTCCGGGTTGTAGAAAATGCCACGGAATTTTCCCGTGCCGCCCTCTCCTACTAAAATCTGACGGGATGCGTAACGCTTGATTGCTCTTGTAACGCTATCTTCTACAACGCCGTCATAGTCTGCATCCGGTAACTTCTGCATCTCTTCCGGCTCTTCTGCGTATGCCGTGATTTTCTCACGCACAATATCCGCATAACCAAATTCCGGTTCAGATGTGTTGTAATCTGCCCCCTCTGCGGTACTGCCGGCCCCGTCCCCATATGATTTCACATAAGGACGCTGATAACTTTCTCCGCCTACAAGCGGAACGGTCTTTACTCTGTCGATAAGGGACGATACATTGTTGAATGTAGGGGAAATATCCGGGCTTGTATGGTGTGGCATCACAACGCCCGTTGCGGTTGTGATTGTGTTTAAGGGCTTTGCAATGGCTTTTGCCTTGAATTTAACGGCTTTGCCATTCTTTAAGGCTTTGCCGCTTTCCGCTCTTGCCTTATCCTTGGTTTCTGCACCCTCGCCGCCCTTTGTATCATCTTCCGGCTCTTCTCCCTCTGTTGCCGCCGCTGCTGCGGCTCTTGCAAGTTCCTCACGGGCTTTAATCTCGTCCAGGATTTCCCCAATGGTCTTTGCTTCATCCATGAGGGCGGTTAATTCCTCGCCGCTCTTGTCCTGGGCTTCTTTACCCACTGTAACAAGGCGTGCTTTTAACTCTTTCTTGCTCATTTTCATTAACTGTTCTCTGTTCATGCTGCTTTCCTCTCTTTCTTACTCCATGTGTTTAATTGTTAATGCTGCAATTTTGCTTCTGATTTCTTTTTCTTTGGCTGCTGCCTGGTCCTTGGTATCGTCCGGCGGATTTCCCCCGGCTAATGCTTCCGGCGTGTTCTTGCAATATAATTTCGTGTAGTCCTGGACTGCTGCAACGGCGGTATTTTCTTCTCCCACCGACACGTTAAAGTATTTTGCGGCTTCCTCGCCGCTCAACCATGTTTCCGCTTCCATTAACTCTTTTATCTGCTCGATTGTTACGCCCTCTGCTAAATGTTCCTCGTAGATGCTCCAAATTCCGGCTTCTATGGCTTCCAATGTGTCCGCCATTTTGCGTAATTCGTTAGCGTTGCCCTCGCAATCGCACCACGGCTTATGTATCATCAAATAGGCGTTCTTTGGAATTGTTGGTTTGTCACTATCCACAAACGGAAAAAGTGATGCTATCGAACCGGCCAGGGCATCCACAAAACAATGTTTCTTTCCCTGGTAGCGTTTAAGCATATTGTAAATAGCAATTCCGGCAAATACCGAACCGCCGCCGCTATTGATGTAAATGTTTAAATCTCTGCCGTTTGCTTCTGCAAGGAAATT